ACCCCAGTGCCGCACATCAATATGTACATGCACTCGTCAAACGAGCGAGGGCTATCAACCGGAATGTAACTACAGTTGTACCCACAGATGTTGTCACGAGCCAACGCTGACCCTGAAGTCATCATTGCTCTCATGGAAGGCATAACTTGAAGACTAAGAACAGCCTCACGAACCTCACCTAATTCAATATCAACATTACACTTGTCCTTTACCTGACCCTTCATAAAGTCCATGTAACGATCTACAGTTTCATCCCAATTCTCACGCCGCTCTTCCCCGTCAATCCAACGAGCATAGCGTGATTTGTGAATGAACTGCTGATATGGTGTAGGTAGCATGTTGTTCATGTTTTTATTCTCCCTTTGTTTCGATTAGTTTGGTTAGGTACCACTGTGCTTTTTTGAGGTCTTCAACTCCGTTTTTGTAACGGTATCTCCAGAGGTACTTGATGATGTTTCCCTGCAGGTAGTATTCAAATCCATCGTCTGTCGCCGCTTGGATTGCCTCAATGCACTCGACACCTGCTTGATTATAGTGTGGCGGTTTGTTAACATTATCTACTTTACTTTCTTGACTAGGCACAGAATTTGCCCAGTTCTTCCACGCATTCATTTGGGGGCTGTCTATTTGCTTCTTCATAAATTCTTCATGTCTCATTGTTTCTTTCCAAAATTAACTTTAATTACATTGCTACCATTCTGATTCTTTAATTCTTCTTCTACCTCTTCAATCATAGCCTCTGCAGCAATCTTAAACTTTATTGATGCCGCACCCTTGTCATACACATCTTCAAGGTCTTCTCTGACCACTTCCATTATACCTTCTTGTATAACCATAGCTGGATTGTAGTCTGAGTCATCCTCGTAAGTTTTATCAGTTGTGTCGTAGGCAGTTAGAGTGAAGTTTTCTTCATCAAAAGGCTTAAGTATGATGTAGTATCTGTCTGGTAAAAGGGACATCATCTCCACTTGCTTTTGTATTTCAACATCATCGGTCATTTTTTTACCCACTCCATAGGGATAGACCCTTCGGCCCATTCAAAGTTGTATCTTGCACACCAAGCAGCATACGTCGTCTTGCTGCCCTTGTAAATCCTATTTTTGGCATTCATAAAAACAAACCGGATATCTAAGTCAGGGTGTTGTTTCTTCATCAATACCATCTTCACTCTGTCTCCCTTATCTAAGTGGCCTTTAGCTTCCACATAGATATTTGTTTCTGGGAAGTAAAAGTCGGGAGTGTAGTGTCGAGGGGCAGGTATGTATTCAAACTTATCTTGTTCGTAAAAGAATGTCACGTTCTTGGATACTAAAGTCCGTGCTAAATTAAGCTCAAACTTAGACCTGTATTTTACTTTATTATTCAAAAGGTTACCCCTATCGATATTAATCTTTTTTCTAGGTACCCTGCCAGTTTGGGTGAATACTTTTCTATGTTGGTAAGCTCTTTTGTCAAAGGGTGCATCGGCACACATACATACGCTCCTGAAAATGACGTTCTACTGATAAGCTGTAGCTCAGTTTCTACCTTTTTTATGTCTCGTGCTTCTGTGTCAGAAATTAGGTGACCATCTGTGCCGTAGTGATTAATCAGAGTTAGGGGTAGTCCTTTATTGTGCAACCGCAAACGAGTTACCCTACGCTCTCCCCCAGTGGCATTGCTGGACTCTATGTACACATGACTAAGGTCACTGTTTAGTTCCATAAGTTCTACCTCATAATCTTTCACAAACAGGTACGGCATCTTTACATTTCTTTCTTTTTAAGTTTATCATACCACACTAGAGGCGGGTTCTTTGCTTTGGAAGTAACCTTTCCATGTAGAATAGCGTCAGGCCAACAATGTGATCTGTACCCGCACAAGTTACACTGTCTAGGCAAAACTTTGTTACCTGTTCGTATGACTTCACCATTGCGCTTGTAAGATTCAAACTCTGACTTGAATGGAACAAACGGTTCTACATCAGGATTGCTAAGAAACTTGACTCGTTCTTCTGCATCTTTTAAGTAAGCTTCTTTATCATCCTGCGCCCAATCCGGCACTTCAACAATAGCCACCATACCAC